GGCACACTAAATGTACGGAAGAATGATAAATAAATATCAATCACTATCATATATGACACGATCTAGATTTTTAATAAAGTTATGGGCATCATGTTCAAAGGATAATTCTTCTTTACTTACCATCTTTAGGTGTGTTAAACCTAAAGATATAATAGAATCGGAAAAATCCTGGACATGAATAGCCTGCCTTTTGTCTGCAAATATAATATATATTTCATAATCGTCTAATAACTCGGCATCACTAAGTGGGGTCAAATGATGTAAGTCATATTGTACCTCTCGAAATAAATCAAGAGTTTTTTTAGGACTTTTAATACGGAATTTATTTTTAATTTCTCTACCAAAAGGGTCAACATCTGTGTACTTGAAGTACATAGGGTCAACAAGATCGGTTTTATAAGTTTTGTTAAACTTGCTATATTTCATCTCAATTGGGATGTCATTTGTAGTAGTTGAGAGCAAAAGATAGCTATATGGATATGGATTCTTGAATTCAAGTGGGTTACTGGTTATCTCTGGATCATAAAGACCTCGGAAGAAAAGATTCTTCTTCATTTCACTAATTGTACAATGTGTATCTAGATACCTATTTTTTAAGAATAGGGCTAGCTTACGTTGAAAATTAGTTGCAAAGAAAGGAATGCCATCAGGCTTATGAAAGCCTAACCCACCTAAATATCTATGGATAAAGAGGTTATAATTACCCTTATTTGATGCAGATTCGATCCCAACCTTATGATAACGCATAAATAAATTATGAGCTAAAACTGGGTTAGAAGTCGAAATTTGTACAGTATTGTACCAATCAGATATAGGTAAAATTTCTTGAGATAAATCCTTGATACTACTTTTCGAGATACCGGTTACAAGTCCAATATTGTTCCACTTTATTTCTGTGAATTTCCCATTTTTAAATAAGAAACCCCTAGAATTAACAGAACAAAATTGTCCGTGTGTATAATTTTTACCGAGAGATAGGGTAAAACCTACTTCGGATATACACCGTAACCATATTTCGTTGAACTCGTCGTTCGACGGGAAAAGAATATCATCACCGTTAACTAAAACTGGATAATCATGGTGGGTAATTGTTGAAGTATCAAGACCAAACTTCCTAGACACATACGTCTTAAATGCCATAGCATAAGCTATGAAATTTATAACGCAAAGTATAGGAAAGCTTAGGATTGAGCCCATTAATTGCCCATTTGATTGCTTTACTGGCTTAATCCCAGTGGAATCTGGATAGAACAAATCAGAGTTATACAGGACAGACCTAAAAATGTCTTTATCAAAATTAAGTTTATCAGCATTAATGTTGTATGCATAATTTTTTAAAAAACATTCAAAGGTAACCATAGTATAAGCTAATTTGATATTATCTGTTGCAGCGGCATAATCACCCGATGTAATCTTATCAAAACCAAGGGCAACCTTGAACTTTTGTTCAAAAGTTGTTTTAGTCTTCATAAGTCCATCAAGGTGACGTATTTCTAACGGTTCACGTGTTAAAGAAAAGCATTCAAAATTATTGATATATGCTTTCATTTCCTTTTGAAAATGACGGGCATACCAATAAGGTAAAGATTCGCCTTTCGTTATAATACGGACCTTTAGAGGTTCTTTTAACCCAAGGACTTTAACATTTAATCTTAAAGCTTCGGGCCAAGGTTTTGGTTGATTTAAATAATCGTGCTTATACAACAAGTTGCCATGTAAAGGATACATCTGACGCAAGAGATCCCTAGTTATAGGAACCATATTGTCAGATAAACATGAAACTCCTGAAAGAATTTCAATATTTTCTGCCTGGAAACATGATTGTGCACGTATTGTTTGATACTTTTGTAAAACTTGGTCCGTTGTTCTATCTAGTTCAAGGAGCATATCTTGCGAAATCTTTGATAACGAATTAATAATCTTATACAGACTATTTAATCCTGGATCTAATTCAGAAAGAAGGCATCGCATTGCGTATCCCTTTGCTCCATAGGTTTGACAAGAAGATTCAAAAGAAGCGGCAGTACTTATGTCCCACAACTTCATTTCATTTACATGGAATAAAGTCGTAAAACCTAAGCATTCCACGCGAAAGCGGTTAAGAAAGTTTTGATTTACATCAAAGCCATCTGAAACCAAGGATTTCGAATGCTTTTCATAAGATAATTTTATATAATGTTGCGTAGGCTCGAAACAAGCACGCTTAAATCCTTGGAGGAAACTAAACCATAAACTATAACAAAAACCTTTCGATGTTAGCTTTGTCTGGGTCACTAGATGACTTTTTAAAAAATCACGCAGCTTCCCTGAACAAAGCAGGAAGAAAGAATCTCCCAAGCATTCAGGTTTTTTAGGTAAAGGGTTTTTCAAATATTTAGCTAAACCATAGGTACTCATATACTTAAGAATAGGTATAAGGTCGCTACTATGGTAGCTCAATAATTTTTCCAAGGGTCCAAACGACTCATTTAAACTAAACTCAAGATTTTCATAATAAAATTCTAATGTAAGTAAAAATGCACGGAAAGCATACAATGATTGTTTCCAATCAAAGTGTGTCTTCTTTAAATTTAACTTAAAGAAAATAATAGTATGAAAATATGGAGTTTCACTTGTTAATATATTTTTAATGAAGTTTGCATCTAACAACTTTTTCCCAACAAAACGATTAATCGTCTCAGAATCTGAGGATTGATCATCCATAGTGTGAAAAAGGATATCATAAGATAATTCTTTAAAAATAAATATTAACATTTTATATATTTTTGTCTTCTCATCTGTATCTACATTTTTGTGATTCAACCTAATGCAAAAAAGGTTGCTAGGGCACTCCCTAGGTACGCTTAAGAGGACATGATCGATCACTTTTCTAATTTTACTCAAATTAGATAAATTCATGCCAATAGTTGTCTTGCATACCACACCTTTGTGTGGGCTAGCTTTACTTTTTGAAGTTCCCATCGGGGTCTTTTGCCCCCTAATGGTTAGGTTAACCTCACGGTTAACACGACGCTTTTTACCGTGTATTTCAGAGTTACTAACTCTCTTATACTTAGGTATTACCGCCGTTTCAGAATTTAACGTCTTAAAG